CAGAAGCAGAAAAAGCTTATTATGCTTCCATCGGAAACGATGATCTGGCAGCCTGAGTTCACAGATAAAACACTCTCCAGGAAACCCGGGGCGGTTCAGCGCACTATTGCTGCCATAGCCTTAGCAGCGAAGTAATCACGTAATGTCGCATCACTTGCCATTTCTGGGCGTTTGATATCTGCTTCATAAAACTCGCACATCATTCACCTCCCAGAGCCTTGCTGATTGCTGCAAGACCTTTATTAACAGCTCCATACCATTCTGGACATGTTGTCGTTGTTCTATTTTTGGATTGCTTAAGTAATAACTGAAGTGCTTCGAGAAGGTCAGGAGCTGCTGCTATCAGTAGCGCATCCTCCCTTTCATTTCTTGTTGCTGCTTCAATGTATGTGTCACCAATCGTCACACCATGGAACGTAGTCATCATCTCGTTGACGTTTCTAACCGTGTACTTCCATTTACCAGGCGTACCCTTAAACTCTTTCATATTCACCTCTGTTGTTTATGCCAAAAATAAAGGCCGACTATGCGGCATAATTATTTTTAACTATCATCAATACATGGCACTTTATTCCAGTCGATATCGTTTTTATTGTCGTCCCACATGTCTTTGTTTTTGTATTTCTCGCTACATCCTAGGCAAATGTTGTATGGCCTACCGATAAGGTTTAACGAAATACGTTGCATTTCATTTGATTCAAACATGTATCCACAGAACTGACATTTATGCATATCTCACCCCTCATACAGTAGCTTACTGCCTAATTTCATTTTCTGGCGACCAACACAAGTCACACCCATTTCACTGCGTGGCTTGCTGTACCATGTGCGCTGATTCTTGCGCTCAATACGTTGCAGGTTGCTTTCAATCTGTTCGTGGTATTCAGCCAGCACTGTAAGGTCTATCGGATTCAGTGCGCTTTCTACTCGTGATTTCGGTTTGCGATTCAGCGAGAGAATAGGGCGGTTAACTGGTTTTGCGCTTACCCCAACCAACAGGGGATTTGCTGCTTTCCATTGAGCCTGTTTCTCTGCGCGACGTTCGCGGCGGCGTGCTTGTGCATCCATCTGGATTCTCCTGTCAGTTAGCTTTGAGTAACGCGCCGTGATGCTTATCTCCACGGTTGCTGTCTTGCAGCTGCATTTCGCGCTACTCAAAGCTTTCTGCTTTGAATGCTGCCCTTCTTCAGGGCTAAATTTTTAAGAGCCTCACCTTCAATGGTGGTTAGTGCGTCCTGCTGATGGCTTAAAATTACAAGAAAGATTGTATGTTGTAAACAAGGAATATTGTAAAAATGGGCGTGAAAAACAAACTCCATTGTTTTTAAACGGAAAATAGTTTGTTTTTTGGTTGTCGAAATTGAGGTTAGGATTACTGGTTGCAGGTTCCGACTACATCACCAACAAAGGATTTGGTTGATGTAAGTTGTTGCATACCTGGGATGTTCATTACTTTGGAGTAAAGAGCTTTTTTGTCTGTAGTGATTGACCAGGTTTCAACGGTTATTCCTCCTCCAGACTGGTATTCTCCTACCATAGTGTTCGATGACAAAGCAGTGTATTTCATCTCTGGATAGACGCCAGAAACTGATTCATAAACTGATGATTTATCGCCATTTATTGTTACGTGGAAAACGGAATCTTCCGTGCTGTCTTTTGTAAACTCGTAACGATCGCCATTCATTGCCCCGTACCCGTGCAGGTTTGTGACAATCCAGCATTCAGAATTGGCGCTGGTAGTTAAGAGTATTGAGAGTAGCGCCGCAATCCTGATCATACGAATTTTACCCTCGCTTCCACTACAACACCGATAATCTTGCAGTTCCCGTTGATAGGAGTCATAGGCCATGAAGGATTCAGGCCTTTCAGGTACTTCTGACCGCCATCTATAACCAGTTTCTTGAATGTTGCTTCGTTCGCGTCAGTCAGTTTGGCTACAACAAGGCTTCCATTCACTGGCTCGCGTCCAGTATCTACTAACACCATATGACCTTCAGGGATGCTTTGACCTACAGGTGAGGTCATGGAATCACCTTCAACCTTCAGCCAGAATCCATCGCCTAATAAGTTAACGTCACTGTCATACCATTCATCAATGTCCTTGATATCGTAGGGTTCACAAGCTTCACACCACGAACCAGCTCTAACCATGCTAATCAATGGATATTTCCCTTTGGGCTCAACGCGCCCAACAAATCTAACATTCGAATCAGAGGTGCCATTGAGCAGCCAGTCAACACTTACGCCAAGAGCTGACGCAAGTTCTGGTAAAAAGCGTGGTCGCTTAGTTTTACCGTTTTCGAGCTGCTCTATAGACTGCTGGGTAGTCCCCACCTTTTGAGCAAGTTCAGCCTGGTTAAGTCCAAGCTGCATTCTTTTGCTTTTTACCCTGGAAGAAATACTCATAAGCCACCTCTGTTATTTACCCCCCAATCTTCACAAGAAAAACTGTATTTGACAAACAAGATACATTGTATGAAAATACAAGAAAGTTTGTTGATGGAGGCGATATGCAAACTCTTTCTGAACGCCTCAAGAAGAGGCGAATTGCGTTAAAAATGACGCAAACCGAACTGGCAACCAAAGCCGGTGTTAAACAGCAATCAATTCAACTGATTGAAGCTGGAGTAACCAAGCGACCGCGCTTCTTGTTTGAGATTGCTATGGCGCTTAACTGTGATCCGGTTTGGTTACAGTACGGAACTAAACGCGGTAAAGCCGCTTAAGACATTCCCGCTCTTACACATCCCAGCCCTGAAAAAGGGCATCAAATTAAACCACACCTATGGTGTATGCATTTATTTGCATACATTCAATCGATTGTTATCTAAGGAAATACTTACATATGGTTCGTGCAAACAAACGCAACGAGGCTCTACGAATCGAGAGTGCGTTGCTTAACAAAATCGCAATGCTTGGAACTGAGAAGACAGCGGAAGCTGTGGGAGTTGATAAGTCGCAGATCAGCAGGTGGAAGAGGGATTGGATTCCAAAGTTCTCAATGCTGCTTGCTGTTCTTGAATGGGGTGTCGTCGACGACGACATGGCTCGATTGGCACGACAAGTTGCTTCGATTCTCACCAATAAAAAACGCCCGGCGGCAACCGAGCGTTCTGATCAAATCCAGATGGAATTCTGAGGTCATTACTGGATCAATCCACAGGAGTCATTATGACAAAACGTCGTAAGAAATACCAGGAAAAAGAAGAGATTCGACACCCTGATTCACCTGAGGGATTAGTGGTAGCCGCAGCAAATAACAGGGCGTTCGCAGAGCGCCTTGTTGGTGTTTACAGACTAGCCAAAGCAGGAGTGAAACATGGGCGTCGTTAAGTTAGCTGATTACAGGCCTCAACTGGAGGTCGTGGAGCATCGCGTGGCAGAACTCGAAGATGGCTACACTCGGACTGCAAACACACTGTTAGAAGCCGCCATGCTTTCTGGGCTTACTCTACATCAATTACTGATTGTTATGGCTGTGTGGCGCAAGACATACGGTTACAACAAAAAAATAGATTGGATCGGAAACGAACAGTTCGCTGAACTCACTGGCATGGCACCAACCAAATGCTCTACCGCCAAAAACGAGCTTATCAGAATGGGAGTTCTCATTCAGGTGGGGCGTCAAGTTGGTATGAATACAAACATTTCCGAGTGGAAAACGAAAGTTAACGGATTCGGTAAAACATTTACTAATTCGGTAAAACAAACCTTCACCAAATCGGTAAAAAGCAATTTACCGAATCAGTCAAACACAAAAGACAATATACAAAAGACAATAAATACAAATACCCCCTTACCCCCTAACGGGGGCGGCGATGGGCAGGTTAAACCTGAACGTCGAAAGGCAGAACGAATCGACTACGAATCCTTCCTGAACGCCTACAACACCGAAGTCGGTGACAGACTTCCACACGCTGTTGCGGTCAACGAGAAACGAAAACGCCGCCTGAAGAAAATCATCCCGCAACTGAAAACGCCAAACGTGGACGGTTTCAGAGCGTATGTCAGGGCGTTTGTACATCAGGCCAAGCCGTTTTACTTCGGAGACAACGACACGGGCTGGACGGCTGATTTTGATTACCTGCTGAGAGAAGACTCGTTAACGGGAGTTCGGGAAGGGAAGTTTGCAGACAGGGGGATTGCATGAAACAGGATATCGAAGCGAGCGTTATCGGTGGCCTGCTGATTGGTGGATTAACACCAACTGCCAGTGACGTTCTGGCAACGCTGGAGCCGGAAGCGTTTTCAATTCCGCTCTACCGGAAAGCCTTCGAGGTTATCCGCAAGCAGGCGCGAAACAGAAACCTAATCGACGCGCTGATGGTTGCCGAGGAGTGCGGAGAGGAGCATTTCACGTCAATCCTGATGACCAGCAAAAACTGCCCGAGTGCCGCAAACCTGAAGGGATATGCCGGAATGGTCGCGGATAACTATCACCGCCGTCTGGTGCTGGAAATCATGGATGAAATGCGTGAACCAATTCAGAGAGGAACCATCGACGCATCGAGTCAGGCGATGGATGAACTTGTAAAGCGTCTTTCAGCCATCAGAAAGCCACGTGACGAGGTTAAACCTGTACGGTTAGGGGAAATCATCACTGACTACACTGACACGCTTGACAGGCGTCTGAGGAACGGAGAAGAGTCCGATACCCTGAAGACCGGAATCGAAGAACTTGATGCTATCACCGGAGGGATGAACGCGGAAGACCTGGTGATAATAGCTGCTCGTCCTGGTATGGGGAAAACCGAACTGGCGCTGAAGATTGCCGAAGGCGTTGCAAGCCGCGTTATTCCTGGTTCTGACGTCCGGCGCGGAGTATTGATTTTCTCAATGGAAATGAGCGCATTGCAGATTGCAGAGCGAAGCATTGCCAACGCCGGGAGGATGTCGGTTAGCGTACTGCGAAATCCTGCATCGATGGATGACGAAGGCTGGGCGCGTGTTGCTAACGGCATGAGTCAGCTTGCAGATTTGGATGTATGGGTAGTCGATGCCTCGCGGTTATCGGTAGAAGAAATTCGCTCAATCGCAGAGCGGCACAAACAGGAAAATCCAAACCTGTCACTCATCATGGCGGATTATCTTGGCCTGATTGAGAAGCCTAAAGCAGACCGCAACGACCTCGCAATTGCTCACATCTCAGGAAGCCTGAAGGCGATGGCGAAAGACCTGAAAACGCCTGTTATCTCCCTAAGTCAGCTTTCGCGCGATGTTGAGAAGCGACCAAACAAACGCCCGACAAACGCAGATTTGCGTGATTCAGGAAGCATTGAGCAGGACGCAGACTCAATCATCATGCTCTATCGGGAAGCGGTATATGACGAGAACAGTAGCGCCGCGCCATTTGCTGAAATCATCGTGACGAAAAACCGTTTTGGCTCGCTTGGTACGGTTTACCAGCGGTTCTGTAACGGACACTTTGTTGCATGTGACCAGGATGAAGCCAGACAGATTTGCACAGCATCAAATGCACCTGCTGCGCGTGGCAGACGATATGCACAAGGGGCTGACGTATGACCGTCTACATCACTGAGATAATAACAGGGGCTATTTACACAGTAGCCCTTTTTTATTGGATTAAGAGCGAGGGGAATCCTGATGGACACCGTTAACGGAATGTGTTCAGACGCACCGCGTGCCAAGAAATGTAAATGCGGAAAATCACCGACAATATTCGACATGGAGAACGGGTGCCAAATCTACTGCGCTAACCACGCTGCTGTGGCGGCCGCGAATTATCGCAGTGCGGTAACGGAGTGGAATAACTTGAAATCTGTTAGAGAGGGAAGTCATGAAAAAACTAACCTTTGAAATTCGATCTCCAGCACATCAGCAAAACGCTATTCACGCGGTACAGCAAATTCTTCCAGACCCAACCAAACCAATCGTAGTAACCATTCAGGAACGCAACCGCAGCTTAGACCAGAATCGGAAGCTTTGGGCTTGCCTTGGTGACGTCTCTCGTCAGGTTGAATGGCATGGTCGCTGGCTGGATGCAGAAAGCTGGAAGTGTGTGTTTACCGCAGCATTAAAGCAGCAGGACGTTGTTCCTAACCTTGCCGGGAATGGCTTTGTGGTAATAGGCCAGTCAACCAGCAGGATGCGTGTAGGCGAATTTGCGGAGCTATTAGAGCTTATACAGGCATTCGGTACAGAGCGTGGCGTTAAGTGGTCAGACGAAGCGAGACTGGCTCTGGAGTGGAAAGCGAGATGGGGAGATCGGGCTGCATGACTATCAAATCAAATACGCCAGCACACGACAAGGACTGCTGGCAAACGCCGCTTTGGCTTTTTGATGCACTGGATATTGAGTTTGGATTCTGGCTGGATTCGGCAGCGAGCGACAAAAATGCTCTGTGTGCTCACTGGCTAACTGAGGCCGACGACGCGCTCAATTCTGAGTGGGTAAGCCACGGTGCAATCTGGAATAACCCACCGTACAGCAATATCAGGCCGTGGGTGGAAAAAGCCGCTGAGCAGTGCATACAACAGCGACAGACGGTAGTTATGCTTGTGCCAGAGGATATGTCAGTCGGATGGTTCAGCAAGGCTCTGGAGAGTGTCGACGAAGTTCGCATTATCACTGATGGACGGATTAATTTTATCGAACCATCGACAGGGCTGGAGAAGAAGGGAAACAGCAAAGGCTCCATGCTGCTGATTTGGCGACCGTTCATCAGTCCTCGACGGATGTTTACTACCGTATCCAAAGCGGCATTGATGGCGATCGGGCAGGGCGTCGGGAGGGCGGCATGAGACGACAGCGACGAAGTTTCACCGACATCATCTGCGAAAACTGCAAATACCTTCCAACGAAACGCTCCAGAAATAAACGCAAACCAATCCCAAAAGAATCTGACGTAAAAACCTTCAACTACACGGCTCACCTGTGGGATATCCGGTGGCTAAGACATCGTGCGAGGAAATGACAATGCTTTTAATTCAACCTGGATTTGGCCTTAGCATCAAAAAAGGGCACATGTTTGGCGAGAAAGAGTCTCAACGAAAAATGGTGTCGATACGGTTGCCATTTATCAGTATTTGTTGGCTAAACAGGGAGGCAACAAATTATTGGTATACATGCGCCAGAGCAGCATTTAACGACCCTGAGTGGTTTGTAGAAAACCACCACGCAGTTCGTCAGGCAAAGAGAAAGGCCAACATGACATACATGAAGGCGTATCGAAAAGCATGGAAAGAACACCGCGATCGATACCAGCAAGACATGGAAAAGCTTGAATCAGAAAACATGGAATTAAGACGAAAGCTTGGTGAAGCAAAACGAGACATTGATGCTTACAAGCGACTTTTTAATGGTGAAAGCCATGCTTAGCCCATCCCAATCCCTTCAATACCAGAAAGAAAGCGTCGAGCGAGCTTTAACGTGCGCTAATTGCGGTCAAAAGCTGCATGTGCTGGAAGTTCACGTGTGTGAGCACTGCTGCGCAGAACTGATGAGCGATCCGAATAGCTCAATGTACGAGGAAGAAGACGATGAGTGATTACCTGAAATGGTATCTCTGCCACCGCTGGTTAATTAAGTTTGCTGTAAAAGACTGGATGACAGCGGATGCCAACAAGCTTAAACAACGAAAGGACTATTACTACGCCAGAATGAAGGAAAACTACTGCTCAATCCGCACTCGCATATTTATTAAAAAAGACCTTCAGTCAATTCTTCAATTGCGAGGGAAGGTAAATGGCTAATCTACGCAAAGAAGCGCGCGGCAGAGAATGCCAGGTACGTATTTACGGCATATGCAATGGCAATCCTGAAACTACAGTTCTGGCACATTACCGGATGGCTGGAATTTGCGGAACGGGAATGAAACCTGACGACATGATCGGCGCATGGGCTTGTAGCGCGTGTCACGATGAAATCGACCGACGCACCCATAATCTCGACAACAAAGACGCCAGACTTTACCACCTCGAAGGCGTGATCAGGACGCAGGCGATACTGCTGAAGGAGGGGAAGATTAAGTCATGAACGAATATCAGTTTGTGCTTCCGTACCCGCCGTCGGTGAACACCTACTGGCGAAGACGGGAAAGCCAATACTACATCAGCGATAAAGGCCAGAAATACCGAAAAGACGTTCAGCAAATCATTCGCCAACTCAAGTTAGACATTTTCACCAAATCACGACTCCGCATCAAAGTCATCGCAGACGTTCCAGATTCCCGCCGCCGCGACCTCGACAACATCCTGAAAGGTTTACTCGACTCCCTTATCCACGCCGGATTTGCGGAAGACGACGAGCAATTCGATGACATTCGCGTAATTCGTGGTGTGAAAGTACCAGGCGGACGGCTTGGAATAAAAATCACCGAACTGGAGAACGTATGAACGCCACAATTCAAACGATACCAGAGCTTCTTATCCAGACACGAGGCAATCAGACCGAAGTGGCAAGGATGCTTTCCTGCGCAAGAGGAACAGTGCTCAAGTACAACCGAGACAGTAAAGGCGAGCGTCACGTAATAGTTAACGGCGTCCTGATGGTCAAACAGGGAAAAAGGGGAAGGCCATGAGACTCGAAAGCGTAGCTAAATTTCATTCGCCAAAAAGCCCGATGATGAGCGACTCACCACGGGCCACGGCTTCTGACTCTCTTTCCGGTACTGATGTGATGGCTGCTATGGGGATGGCACAATCACAGGCCGGATTCGGGATGGCTGCATTTTGCGGTAAGCACGAACTCAGCCAGAACGACAAACAAAAGGCTATCAACTATCTGATGCAATTTGCACACAAGGTATCGGGGAAATACCGTGGTGTGGCAAAGCTCGAAGGAAATACTAAGGCAAAGGTACTGCAAGTGCTCGCAACATTCGCTTATGCGGATTATTGCCGTAGTGCCGCGACGCCGGGGGCAAGATGCAGAGATTGCCACGGTACAGGCCGTGCGGTTGATATAGCAAAAACAGAGCTGTGGGGGAGAGTTGTTGAGAAAGAATGCGGAAGATGCAAAGGTGTCGGCTATTCAAGGATGCCAGCAAGCGCCGCATATCGCGCTGTGACGATGCTAATCCCAAACCTTACCCAACCCACCTGGTCACGCACTGTTAAGCCGCTGTATGACGCTCTGGTGGTGCAATGCCACAAAGAAGAGTCAATCGCAGACAACATTTTGAATGCGGTCACACGTTAACAGCATGATTGCCACGGATGGCAACATATTAACGGCATGATATTGACTTATTGAATAAAATTGGGTAAATTTGACTCAACGATGGGTTAATTCGCTCGTTGTGGTAGTGAGATGAAAAGAGGCGGCGCTTACTACCGATTCCGCCTAGTTGGTCACTTCGACGTATCGTCTGGAACTCCAACCATCGCAGGCTGAGAGGTCTGCAAAATGCAATCCCGAAACCGTTGTGCAGGCTCTAACTATTACCTGCGAACTGTTTCGGGATTTTTTCTTTGGGTCAGTCGTATAAAGGTCATTACGGAAGGCTGTTAACCTTCTTATCGTGGTTCGAGTCCACGCTGTCCCGCCAAACATGCTGGTTTAGCTCCAATGGTAGAGCAGTCGCCTTGTAAGCGAATGGGTAGCGGTTCAAGTCCGTTAACCAGCACCATAACTGAGCCGTAGCCACTGGCTATCCTGAATTCATCAGTGATAGTTATGCTGCGGCCTTCTACACATGACCTTCGTGAAAGCGGGTGGCATGAGGTTGCGCTAACAACCTCCTGCCGTTTTGCCCGTGCATATCGGTCACGAACAAATCTGATTACTAAACACAGTAGCCTGGATTTGTTCTATCAGTAATCGACCTTATTCCTAATTAAATAGAGCAAATCCCCTTATTGGGGGTAAGACATGAAGATGCCAGAAAAACATGACCTGTTAGCCGCCATTCTCGCGGCAAAGGAACAAGGCATCGGGGCAATCCTTGCGTTTGCAATGGCGTACCTTCGCGGCAGATATAATGGCGGTGCGTTTACAAAAACAGTAATCGACGCAACGATGTGCGCCATTATCGCCTGGTTCATTCGTGACCTTCTCGACTTCGCAGGACTAAGTAGCAATCTCGCTTATATAACGAGCGTGTTCATCGGCTACATCGGTACTGACTCGATTGGTTCGCTTATCAAACGCTTCGCTGCTAAAAAAGCCGGAGTAGAAGATGGTGGAAATCAATAATCAACGTAAGGCGTTCCTCGATATGCTGGCGTGGTCAGAGGGAACTGATAACGGACGTCAGAAAACCAGAAATCATGGTTATGACGTCATTGTTGGCGGAGAGCTATTCACTGATTACTCCGATCACCCTCGCAAACTTGTCACGCTAAACCCCAAACTCAAATCAACAGCCGCCGGGCGCTACCAGCTTCTTTCCCGTTGGTGGGATTCCTATCGTAAGCAGCTTGGCCTGAAAGACTTCTCCCCCAAAAGCCAGGACGCAGTGGCATTGCAGCAGATTAAAGAGCGTGGCGCTTTACCGATGATTGATCGCGGTGATATTCGTCAGGCTATCGACCGTTGCAGCAATATCTGGGCTTCACTGCCGGGCGCTGGTTATGGTCAGTTCGAGCATAAGGCTGACAGCCTGATTGCAAAATTCAAAGAAGCAGGCGGAACGGTCAGAGAGATTGAGGTATGAGCAGAGTAACCGCGATTATCTCCGCTCTGGTTATCTGCATCATCGTCTTCCTGTCATGGGCGGTTAATCATTACCGTGATAACGCCATTACCTATAAAGAACAGCGCGATAAGGCCGCATTCATTATCGCTGACATGCAGAAACGTCAACGCAATGTAGCAGAACTCGACGCCAGATATACAAAGGAGCTTGCTGATGCTAACGCGACTATCGAAAGTCTCCGTGCTGATGTTTCTGCTGGTCGTAAGCGCATGCAAGTCGCCGCCACCTGTGCAAAGTCAACGACCGGAGCCAGCAGCATGGGCGATGGAGAAAGCCCAAGACTTACAGCAGATGCTGAACTCAATTATTACCGTCTACGAAGTGGAATCGACAGGATAACCGCGCAGGTTAACTACCTGCAGGAGTACATCAGGACGCAATGCCTGAAATAATTTTTTTGCAAATCACAAAGTCCATTTAATGAGCCTCGCGATGCGGGGCTTTTTCCAATAAATGCGTACCGCAACGCATGTTTTTTACACCGAACCTGCCCCTTTGGAATGGGCCTTTGAGGATACCAGTTAGTGCTGGCGAGCCTCGGTGGGCTGGTTTCCTGTGCGGCAAAGGTTCATTTCAAAGAGTAGGTACACGCTATGAAATCATTAACCCTCTTCAATCAACCAATTCGTATCGGTGAAGATGGCATGATCTGCCTCACTGATATGTGGAAAGCCAGTGGTAAAAGTGAATCTGAATCGCCTTACCACTACCTGCGAAACAAGCAGACCAAAGAGTTCTTAGCCGAGCTGGAGAAAAACCACGAATCTGTGGTTTTTACTGAGCGCGGTGTACACGGTGGAACATATGGCGGGAAGTTTGTTGCTTACGATTATGCGGCTTGGTTAAACCCCGGGTTCAAGTACGCGGCCTATAAAGTCCTCGATGACTACTTCACCGGAGAACTTCAGCATCGCAACAGCTTAAGTGCGCAGCTCAACATGAAATGTCATGAGTTTGACCAGAAGAAAGACATGGCGAGCTTCTGCGGACAAGGGCTGGCAGCATGGCGCTATACGAAGCCAGTGTTGGTCGCTGAGATTAACTCCCTGGCTAACCAGCTGCAGATTACGATCCCCGGGCTTCCGGGATGAGTGATCGTGTCATTGAATGCGCCTCCAGAGCGGGGCGTGACTTCTCAGAGTTCATGAAAGGTGAGAAGGGCATGATGGAAGCATTGGCCTCGGTGGATGAGTTTGGCGAGCAGCTGCGCCTCAACGGCTGTGTCAATCATCACTTTGTTAGCTACATGATGCGGAACTCGATCATGCAGGCATTCATGGACATGGCAAAAGCCGAGAGGAAAGAAGAGCGCCGGCGTAAGCGAGCGGAAGCAAAAGCGAAGTAGCCATTACAAAGCCCATCTACGGGTGGGCTTGATAATGAAACCGGAGTTAATTTCTGGTCACTAATTAACGGCAGTACAGCGAAACAACCCAAGCCAGAAAGTGGGGAAATAACACTGGCAGCCACTGAAAGATGAACCTCCTGCCTGATGGCAAAAAAGATTCTTTGTGGTGGCGGACTGATGGAAAGACATCGGTTATTGCAGAGACCATTCAATGAGTGGTCTCGACAATGGCTTATACCCTGCACGGGATAACTTAACTGATATCCCTTTTAACGGATAAACGGAGCCAACAATGGCAGAGATTATTCCCATGACTGAAGAACAGAAATTCCAGTTAGAGATTTACAAACTGGTCATGAACCAGAACGCAGCCGCAGAGGAAGCATTTCAATTCATTGGCACTGACGAGCTGAAGCTTGAGCTATTCAAAATTCACTTCCAGTCAGGCGGCGCTAATTCAGATATCACGACCCGAACTATCGAAGCGGTGCGTAAATCGAAGGAAGCGTTAGACCTGTTCACCACCGGAGCATGATATGACCACTATTGCATGGGATGGAAAGACCCTGGCATCTGACACCCAGGCATCATCTGGTGATGTTGTGTGTTCGTATACAGAACAAAAGATTTACACACCGCCAGAATCTGGGTGGGAGGTTTGCGGCAGTAAAGTGGTTGCATTAGGTTGTTCTGGTGATTGCGGCGCGGAGATGGAATTGCAGGAACTGCTTAAGAACAACCTGACGTATGCATCAGAATTTCTCCCGACATTCTCTTTCACCGCGCTTGCTATCATCGGTGCTGGTCGTGCTTACATCATCTCAAAAGAGAAAGGCGAAACGCGGGCGAGTATTTCGCGACAGGTTGAACCGTATGCCATTGGTAGTGGTGGGCTGATTGCTCGCACAGCCATGCACTGCGGCAAAAATGCGAGAGAAGCGGTACAAGTCGCAATTGATCTTGACTGCTATTCCGGCGGCAGCGTTGATTCGTTCCCCGCTGGGAAGCAAACAGAAGGGAAATAATCAATATGGCAGCACCAAAGGGCAACCGATTTTGGGAGGCCCGCAGTAGTCATGGGCGAAATCCTAAATTCGAATCGCCTGAGGCGCTGTGGGCTGCTTGTTGTGAATACTTCGAGTGGGTGGAAGCTAACCCGCTATGGGAGATGAGGGCGTTCTCGTATCAGGGTGAAGTGATACAAGAGCCTATCGCCAAGATGCGAGCGATGACCATTACCGGCCTCACTCTGTTCATTGATGTGACGCTTGAAACATGGCGCACATATCGCCTGCGAGAAGATTTATCTGAAGTCGTTACGCGAGCAGAACAGGTCATCTACGACCAGAAATTCTCTGGCGCAGCCGCTGACCTTCTCAACGCTAACATCATCGCCCGTGATTTGGGCCTCAAAGAGCAGTCGCAAGTTGAAGACGTGACACCTGATAAGGGAGATCGCGATAAGCGGCGCTCTCGTATCAAGGAGCTATTCAACCGTGGAACTGGACGCGATTCTTGATAACCTGAGCGACGAAGAGCAAATCGAATTGCTCGAGCTACTCGAAGAAGAAGAGAACTACCGGAACACACACCTGCTATATGAATTTACGCCATACAGCAAACAGCGTGAGTTCATCGACGCCGGACATGACTATCCAGAGCGATGTTTTATGGCTGGTAACCAGCTTGGTAAGTCATTTACTGGTGCTGCTGAAGTCGCGTTTCACCTTACAGGGCGTTATCCGGGCACAAAAGGCTATCCTGCTGATGGTAAATATGGCGGTGAGTGGAAAGGTAAGCGTTTCTATGAGCCTGTTGTCTTTTGGATTGGTGGCGAGACAAACGAGACTGTAACCAAAACGACTCAACGCATCCTGTGCGGTCGTATCGAAGAGAATGACGAGCCTGGCTACGGTTCCATACCGAAAGAGGACATCATTAGCTGGAAGAAGTCTCCTTTCTTTCCGAACCTTGTTGATCATCTTCTGGTTAAGCATCACACGGCTGATGGCGTTGAAGATGGCATTTCAATCTGCTACTTCAAACCATACTCTCAAGGCCGTGCTCGCTGGCAGGGTGACACAATCCACGGCGTGTGGTTTGACGAAGAGCCACCATACAGCATTTATGGCGAAGGTCTTACCCGTACCAACAAATACGGGCAATTCTCAATTCTGACGTTTACCCCGCTGATGGGGATGTCTGACGTTGTTACCAAGTTCCTGAAGAATCCCAGCAAGTCGCAGAAAGTGGTCAACATGACCATCTATGATGCTGAGCACTATACCGACGAGCAGAAAGAGCAAATCATCGCATCCTATCCCGAGCACGAGAGAGAGGCGCGTGCTCGCGGTATTCCTACGATGGGTAGCGGTCGAATCTTCCAGATACCGGAAGAGACGATTAAGTGTCAGCCGTTCGAGTGTCCTGATCACTTCTACGTCATCAATGCAATGGACTTCGGATGGGATCACCCACAGGCACATATCCAGCTTTGGTGGGATAAAGACGAGGACGTGATTTATCTTTCTCGCGTCTGGAAGGCCAAACAGAAGAAGGCGACAGAGGCATGGAGTGCTGTTAAAGCATGGAGCAAAAACACCCCTACGGCTTGGCCTCATGACGGGCATCAGCACGAAAAGGGAGGCGGCGCTCAGCTCAAGGAACAATACGCCGAAGCTGGGTTCGACATGTTGCCAGATCATGCAACATGGCCTGATGGAGGTAATGCGGTCGAACCCGGGATAGCAGAGATACGCGACATGATGCTCGACGGTCGTTTCAAGGTATTTAACACCTGCGAGCCATTCTTTGAAGAGTTTCGTCTGTATCACCGCGATGAGAACGGGAAGATCGTCAAGCTAAATGACGACATCCTTTCTGCTGTTCGCTATGGCTACATGATGAGGCGTTTTGCAATACAGATGCGAGACATCAAAGATCCTAAAGAGATTGATTACTCAAGCTACAACATACCTTGCGGAGTTGGATGATGGCTGATGATAGAAAGATGACTGACTGGCATCGCAAGGTGCTGTGCAACTTTGATAATGCCTGGTCAGCAACGAAGGATATGCGTGAGCAGATTATTGAGGCTCAACGTTTCGTCCGGGTGTCCGGCGCACAGTGGGAAGGCAGCACAAACGCTGGTTACTCATTTGATGAAGGCAGGTTTGAGCATTACCCGCGCTTTGAACTGAATAAGATTGCCCGTGAATGTGATCGCATCATTGGCGAGTATCGACAGAATCGCATCAGCGTTAAATTCAGGCCTAAGGACGATAAGGCATCGGAAGCGTTAGCCGAAAAGATGAACGGCAAATTCCGCGCTGACTATCAGGAAACATCCGGTGGCGAAGCGTGTGATAACGCATTTGATGATGCTGTAACGGGCGGATTCGGTTGTTTCCGCATGTGTGCCGATTACGAAGATGAAATGGATCCGAGTAACGAGCAGCGACGCATCAGCCTTCTTCCTGTTTACGACCCAGCGACATGCGTTTTCTTCGATCAGGACAGCAAGCAATATGACCGCTCTGATGCTATGTGGGCTATGGAAATGTTCTCCATGACGCCTAAAGCGTTCGAGGCTGAATACCCTGATTCCATCGCGGCAAGTCTTTCTCGTGATGACACTGGTACTCAATATGACTGGTCAACGCCTGATGCCATCTATGTTGGACGCTACTACGAAGTCCGCATAGAGAAGGTGAAGCTCACAGCATGGCGTAACCCTGTCAGCGGAGAAACGGCAATCTATGATGAAGAGCAAATCAAAGATATTGTCGACGAGCTGACCGATGGTGCATTCGAACTGATTGGCGAGCGAACGGTGAAGAAACGCCGAGTTTATTGCGGTCTTCTGTCTGGCGCTGAATGGCTGGAAGAACCGAAGCGTATTCCGGGCGAACATATTCCTCTCATCCCGGTATATGGGCGTCGTTCATTTGTTGATAATCAGGAGCGAATCGAAGGCCACGCAGCAAAAGCGATGGATGCACAGCGTCTTGAGAACCTGATGGTTTCCATGATTGCAGATAATGCTACTCAGGCTGGCGGTGATGGCATTCCTATCGTGGATGTTGATTTCATTCCCGGTCCATTAATGAATCACTGGGCAGAGAGGAATAAGAAAAGACCTGCAGTTCTTCCCATGACCAGCAAGAAGGACAAAAACGGAACGGTCATTTCAGAGGCTCAGGTTGCTGGCTGGACACCTCCGACACAAATGCCTCCTGCTCTTGCCGGGCTATTGCAGTACACCGGAACGGCTATTCAGCAAATTACAGGTGCGTCGCAGCTTGAGAACATGCCGAGCAACGTCGCTACCGATACCGTTGATAGCATCTTTAACCGGATGGACACGCAGTCCTATATCTACATGGACAACATGGCTAAATCCATGCGCCGTGCTGGCGTCGTGTGGCTTTCTATGGCTCGTGAAGTCTATGGCAGCGATACGCCAATGCGCATCGTTAATGAGGATGGCAGCGATGACGTGGCGCTGATGACTGGTGAAGTGGTTGACCGTCAGACAGGGAAGGTTATCGCGCTTAACGACCTTTCGCAGGGTAACTATGAAGTGACTGTCGATGTCGGTCAGTCGTTCGCTACTCGCCGTGATGCAACGGTTAAGTCGTTGCTTTCCATGCTGGCACTTATCCCGCCAGGAACGCCGAAGCATGACCTTGTATCGTCGATGATTCTCGACAATATGGACGGCGAAGGGATGGACGACCTTAAAGAATACAACCGCAATCAGTTGCTTCTGTCTGGCGTTATTAAGCCGAGAACACCAGAAGAACAGCAGATGGTTGAGCAGGCGAAACAACAACAGGCCAGTCAGCCAGATCCGGCTATGGTTGCTGCGCAAGGTCAGCTTCTTGCTGGTCAGGCTGAATTGCAGAAAGCGCAGAACGAACAAGCAGCCATTCAGGTTAAAGCATTCCAGGCACAGACGGATGCTCAGGTTGCTGCGGCAAATGTTGTGAAAATCCTCGCATCTGCCGATAGCCAGCAAAAATCTGATATCCGTGAGGCGCTGAAACTGCTCGGACAGTTCCAGCAACAGCAAGGAGATAATGCCCGTGCTGATGCAGAGCTTGTCCTGAAAAGTCAGGCACAGGGCCATGCGCAGCGCATGGACATCAGCAGCATCCTGCAAAAATCAACTCAGCAACAACCACAGCAGTAATTAACCCATAACGTGCAATGGCTGTCTTTATGAGGCCTGGAACCCTATTGCCTTCCGACGGGCTGAACATCGAGTAAACAGGGGTAACAAATGGAACAGATGGCAGAAAACACACCAGAAGTTGAAATCGAAACCGACGCGTCAGAGCAGATTCCTGATGATGTCGAACTGGCTGAAGAAGTCGAAACAGAAGATGGCAGTGAGTCCTCTGGCAATGATGCAGAGGAAGCTACTGAAACTGATGACGACGAATCAGAACAGGAATTCTACTTTGGTGACGAAAAGCTGGATTCGCCAACCAGCGAAGATAGCGCAGAGCATGGACTGGTAAAACACCTGCGCAAGACGATTAAAGAGAAAGACCGCGAGCTGAAAGAGCTGATGCGTCAGTCTCAGAAACCCGTCGAGCAGCAGCCGGTAATCACTCAACCACCGCGAATGCCAAAACTGGACGATGAGGACATCGGTTTCGATGAAGAAATCTACCAGCAACGCATGGCTAAGTGGGCAGAGGATAACGGCAAGTACCAGCAACAGGAGATGGCTCGCAAGCAGAAGGAGCAGGAGCTTCAGGCTGCCTATCAACAGCGATTATCCAAATATCAGCAACGTGTTAAGGCTCTCAAAGTTCCTGGCTATCAGGAAGCTGAGCAGGCCGTACTCGAGGAAATCCCCATCGAGACACAAAACTCGATCCTGTTTGAGTCAGAGAAGCCGGAAATCGTTGTTCTGGCGCTTGGTCGCAACGCTGAACTGCGCAAGCAACTGGCAGAAGCTACCAACCCCGTAGCAATTGGTCGTCTGCTGGAACGTATCGAATCGAAGGCCAGAATCATGCCAAAAGCAAAAAACACGGCAGCCACAACCCCGACAGTTAAGGGGAGCAACGGCGCAGTAATCAATAACCTCGACAAACTGAAAGCCAAGGCGCTGGAAACTGGTGACTGGACGCCGTATTTCGCCGCTAAAAAGGCAAAAAAATAACCTATCGGAGCATTAAGCATGGCTAACCAATTAGCAAAAGACCTTGAAATCATGTTCGAAAACTACGTTGAAGGCTTTGAGGCCGCCTGCGTAGTTTCCCGTAACGCTAAAAAATTCCGTCCCGGTGATACAGCAATGCAGCGAGCAGGTGATGTTCTGTATCGTCCGCAGCATTACCACATGAACATTGAGGAAGGCCTAGACCTCAGCGGCAAAACGCCAACAGCACTGGTTCAGCGCCTTGTTCCTTCTGTGTTCAAGGAGCCGAAAAACATTCTGTACACTCTGGATGCGCGTGAAATGCGTGACCCGGAACATAAAACTGAAGCTGGTCGCGCCGCAGGTATGCGCCTTGCTGCACAGATTGACTCTGACCTGATTTCCATGGTTACGCAGCGTGCTACTAACGTGATCACGATGGCTGACTCAACCACAGGTTCACAGGGCCGTGATTTGTGGAACTGTGCGGCAGGTATTGATGCCACCATGACGGCGATTGGTGTACCGCAGGGTATCAATCGTCGCTCTTTCTGGAACCCCTTCAACTACAAAGACCTTGCTGGCGAGCTTGGTCACCGTGCCTATGCTCAGGGCGCAACCCTGACAGCATACGAAAAAGCGCAGATCCCTCCGGTTGCGTCCTTCGATAGCTACAAGACCGATATTTCTGGTCGTGTTCCGAAGGGTACAGCAACTTCCATTACGCTGGCAGCAGCACCTGCGCACAAGGTTGAAGCGAAAGATGCTAACGATATGCCAGTGGATAACCGACAGGGGACCATTACGGTATCTGCTGAAGGTTTGCAGGTTGGCGATGCGTTTACCATCGCAGGGGTGAATTCCGTACACCAGATCACCAAAGATACCACCGGGCAGCCGCAGGTATTCCGCGTTCTGGCAGTTAGCGGAACGACAGTAACTATCTCCCCGAAAATTCTGCCGCCTGACAACGCGGATGTCGCCAGCCGTCCATATGCAAACGTTGATGCTAATGCGGCAAGTAGCGCAGCAATCACCATTCTCAACAAAAATGCCGCACCGGCTAACCTGTTCTGGGCTGATGGTTCTGTTGAACTGATGTACGGCAAACTGGCGTTCCCAACTGGTCAGGGTCCACAGGTAATGACAGCAACCACCGAGCAGGGCGCTACGCTGATCATGTCTTACGCCTTCGACCACATCAAAGGCGTAACCACTGCGCGTTTCACCACTCTGTACGGTTGCTCTGTACTTGTTCCTGAATATACGGGCATCGTTATTGCCGGGCAGTAATTTTGGTGGGGCTTCGGCCCCATTTTTATTGGGAGAAGACAATGGCACGAACAATGCTCTATAAGCCTGGCAACATGATCACCTGTGGTCAGTTTGCTGTCGATTACATCATTGTTGATGACGAAGAAGTTAAATCTCACCTGAAAAAAGGTTGGGTGAAAACTCCTGAAGAAACCGCAACGAAGCAAAAAGTGGCTAAGGCGGAAGAAGATGGCGAAAACGAAGGGTGATCTCGTTCTAAAGGCTTTACGAAAAGCCGGGCTGTATTCCAATGCCACGTTGACAGATGCTGACCCTCAGGCAATTGAAGATGCCATTAATGACCTCGAAGACATGATGGCAGCATGGCAGGCTAAAGGTATCGAGCTTGGGTATCAGTTTGCTGATACAGAAAACGGCATCATGCCGTTACCGGACGATGATTCAGGTATCCCTGCATGGGCAAATGATGGCGTCGCTTTGAAACTCGCTGTGCAAGTGTGCATGGATAACGTCATTCAGCCGTCAGACGCTCTCCTTACCGCTGCTGACAGTGCATATCAGACAATCTGCATCGCTTTAACCAAAATACCACCACTTGAGCGGCGAAATGACATGCCTCGCGGTAGTGGTAACAAAAGCGCGTTTACGTGGAATCGGTTTTACATCGAGAAAGATGATCCGAGTACGTGAGGTGAATAAATGCCGATTCAGCAACTTCCGCTTATGAAAGGTGTCGGCAAAGACTTTCGAAACGCCGACTATATCGACTATCTGCCAGTGAATATGCTGGCTACACCCAAAGAAATCCTCAACAGCAGCGGATATCTTCGATCATTCCCGGGCATTGCCAAACGTTCTGATGTGAACGGTGTATCTCGAGGCGTCGAGTACAACATGGCGCAGAATGCTGTTTATCGTGTGTGTGGTGGCAAGCTGTACAAAGGCGAAAGTGAAGTCGGTGACGTCGCCGGAAGTGGTCGTGTATCAATGGCGCATGGTCGGACATCACAGGCGGTAGGCGTTAATGGTCAACTGGTCGAGTATCGCTATGATGGCACGGTTAAAACCGTATCAAACTGGCCTACAGACAGCGGATTCACGCAGTATGAGTTAGGCTCAGTCCGCGATATTACGCGCTTACGTGGGCGTTATGCGTGGTCAAAAGACGGAACTGATTCATGGTTCATCACTGACCTTGAAGACGAATCGCATCCTGACCGTTACAGCGCACAATATCGCGCAGAATCGCAGCCGGACGGCATCATCGGCATAGGTACATGGCGAGACTTCATCGTCTGCTTTGGTTCATCGACGATTGAATATTTCTCCCTGACAGGCGCAACTACCGTTGGTGCTGCTTTGTATGTCGCGCAGCCATCGCTGATGGTGCAAAAAGGCATCGCCGGGACTTACTGCAAAACGCCGTTTGCTGATTCGTATGCGTTCATCAGCAATCCGGCAACGGGTGCGCCGTCTGTGTACATCATCGGTTCCGGTCAGGTATCACCAATCGCCAGCGCGAGCATTGAGAAAATACTACGCTCCTACACTGCTGATGAACTGGCTGATGGCGTGATGGAATCGTTGCGGTTTGATGCGCATGAGCTGCTGATTATCCATCTTCCGCGCCATGTCCTCGTGTACGACGCATCTTCAAGTGCTAATGGTCCGCAATGGTGTGTACTGAAAACAGGCCTGTATGACGATGTGTACCGCGCTATCGACTTCATTTACGAAGGCAATCAGATAACGTGCGGCGATAAGCTGGAATCCGTGACCGGGAAATTGCAGTTCGATATATCTTCACAATACGAAAAACAACAAGAGCATATTTTATATTCCCCTCTAATAAAGGCTGATAACGTTTTAATAAATGACCTTGAATTAGAAACATCTGGCGGCGTGTGTGATAGAATAGATAGAATATTTATATCAGCCACTACAGATGGAATTAATTACGGTCATGAGCAAATGGTTGTATTACAAAAACCATTTGTATATGACAATCGCGTTTTATGGCGAAGGGTTGGTCGAGTTAGACGCCTCATTGGATTTAAATTCAGAGTTATTGCAAAAGGTCCTGTTACATTATCAGGCCTTTCTATTCGTGTAACATAAATCGAAACTAAAGGAGTAGATATGTTGAGTGAAAACGCAAAAGATATTCCTGGATATGAAGGTTTATATGCCGTAACAGAGGATGGGCGAGTATATTCTCACTCACGTGTTGTTAAGGCTGCACATGGCAGCACGCAACTCAGAAAGGGGCGCTGGTTAAAACAACACGAGAATAATAAAGGTTATCTATATTTGCCACTTAGTGTTGATGGAGTTAAAGTAAAATGGCTTGTGCATAGGCTTGTCGCTCTTGCTTTCGTCCCCAATCCAGAAGGCAAGCCGTTCATAAATCACATAGATAACAACCGAAAAAATAATAATGCTTCTAATTTAGAGTGGTGTACTCAAAAGGAGAATATGAAGCATTGCTCATCTCAAGGCAGGGTGAAGTTTCCGGCTTTAAAAGGAGAAAATAATCCAATTTCAAAGCTCTCATATGAGCAAGTAATAGAAATAAAGAAATCAAAGGGAGTTAATCAAAGAGAGCTTGCTAAAAAATACTGTGTCAGTCAGACGGTGATTCACAATATCCAGTCTGGTAAATCGTGGAGGCATGTTAATGGCTGATTCGAATCTCAATACACCTGTTATTGTTCAGGCCACGCGGCTCGATACATCAATCCTTCCACGCAATATCTTCTCGCAGTCATATCTGCTGTACGTTATCGCACAGGGAGCTGATGTTGGTAACGTGGCGAACAAGGCCAACGAGGCCGGGCAGGGCGCTTATGACGCACAAGCCAGGAACGATGAGCAGGATGTGATTCTGGTCGATCACGAAATTCGACTGGCATCGGCTGAAGCGAAGATACAGGACCACGAAACAAGGATCACTAACGCAGAAGCGGCGATAGTCGGCCTTGATTCGCGATTAACGACAGCAGAAAACGATATTGATTATCTGACTGATGAAGTTGTCGCCATTCAAAACACGCTTTCAGACCATGAAGCGCGCATTGATGCTCTGGAGTATGCCACTACTCGCAAAAAGTCAGAGGTTGTTTACTCTGGCGTATCAGTAACAATCCCGACAGCGCCGACCAACCTTGTTAGCCTGCTGAAAACGCTCACGCCGTCATCCGGCACGTTGGCACCATTCTTCGACACTGTTAACAACAAGATGGTTGTGTTCAACGAGAACAAAACCTTGTTCTTCAAGCTGTCGATCGTCGGGACGTGGCCCAGCGGAACCGCCAACAGGTCAATGCAGCTAACATTCTCCGGCTCTGTTCCTGATACGCTGGTCAGCAGTAGTAATGCGGCGACAACAACCGACAACATCCTGTTAGCTACGTTCTTCAGCGTGGATAAAGACGGCTTTCTTGCCACAAATGGCAGCACGTTAACCATTCAGTCTAATGGTGCGGCGTTTACTGCCACAACCATCAAAATCATTGCGGAGCAGTGATGGAAATAAAGCTCATCGATAATCCGGTGAAGCTTGCAGAATTCCTCAACAACCCGGCAAACACGGGAAATATCGTAGACAGTGGAGATAAATACTACATCAAGCCTGATGCGGTATACCTCGGCATCTACGAAGGATTAGTGCTGGCTGGCGTTCATGAAGTGCGTAACTTCTGGCATAGCGTTGTTGAATGCCATGCGGTGTACGACCCCGGATTCCGTGGTGAATATGCACTGCAAGGGCATCGATTATTCTGCAAATGGCTTCTCGAAAACTCACCATTCCTTAACAGCATCACTATGGTTCCTGACACCACGAAATACGGACGGGCAATTATCCGTTTGCTTGGCGCTACCCGTGTTGGTCACCTTGATGATGCTTATACCAGCAATGGAAATCCTGTAGGCATCACGATTTATCAGTTACCGCGCTCAAAATACGAGGAGCTAAAGAATGTTAATTTTCCAGATTGCCAATAAGCACCTCAGCAAAGTTGTTTACTGCAAAGGTGGCAGTGATGGCGGTTCAAAAGCCCAGGCACGCGCAACTGAAAAGGGTATCGAATTGCAGCGTGAAATGTGGCAAACGAACATGCAAAACCTCGCACCGTTCACGCCACTCGCTCAACAGTACGTATCACAGTTGCAAAATCTTTCCTCTCTTCAGGGGCAAGGTCAGGCGCTTAACCAGTATTACAACTCCCAGCAGTACAAAGACCTTGCAGGGCAGGCGCGTTACCAGAGTCTGGCAGCAGCAGAGGCAACGGGTGGATTAGGCTCTACAGCAACAGGAAACCAGTTAGCAGCAATCGCACCTACACTCGGTCAAAACTGGCTGTCAGGTCAGATGAACAACTACAACAATCTGGCAAATATCGGCCTTGGTGCTCTTACAGGTCAGGCAAACGCCGGGCAGACCTATGCAAACAATGCCAGTCAGTTGTATCAACAGCAGGCAGCAGCAGTCGCAGCAAATGCCAACCGACCATCTACAGGTCAGAAATTGATTGGTGGAATAGGTTCCGGTGCTGCTATTGGTGGCAGTGTTGGTGGTCCATGGGGAGCGGCAATTGGTGCAGGTGTAGGTGCTCTCGGCTCTCTTCTTTACTGATGGAGGTGAACAGTGGCAACTTGGCAACAGAGCATCAACTCCGGTGGTTTTCTGGCTGGAATTGGTGCGCAAAATGAGAATGCGCCAAAGGCGAGTGATGTAAATGAGACACTGGCTTACATTCGTCAGAATAATGAGGATGCCAGGCTTGGTCGCAACAATATCGGTCTGCAGGCTCTGCAGGGAATAACAAGCACAATGCAAGGATTGCAGCAATATGATCAGCAGAAGCAAGAGGCAGCATTCAGAAAGAATTATGCTTCTGCTATTCAATCAGGTGATCGACAGCAGGTGCGAGATCTGATGACCAAATATCCTGGTCAATTAGAGAAGATTCAGTCTGGTATGAAGTGGGCAGACGAAGACCAGCGCAATTCTATCGGCACATTAGCGGCTGGCGCCCGCCTTGCGTCATCGTCTCCAGAAGCAATGCAATCATGGCTGCAAAACAACGCCAAGGAACTGACTCGCGTCGGTGTTGACCCTAATAACGTTGCTCAGATGTATCAGCAGAATCCTTCAGGATTTGGTGAGTTTGTTGATCACCTTGGAATGTCAGCGCTTGGTCCTAATGATTACTTCAATGTTCAGGACAAGATGGCTGGTCGTGAGATTGACCGAGGCAGGCTGGCAGAGACAATCCGCAGCAATCAGGCTGGTGAAGCACTTCAGGCGAGAGGGCAAAACCTTTCCTATCAGTCAGCAATGACTGGACACAATATCGCAGCACAACGCTTAGCTCTGGATCAGCAAGAGTTCGGGTTTAAGATGCAGCAAGCGCAGGAAAAGGCTCAGCAGTTGATTAGCGAAGCACCTAAGCTGTCAGTAAACATGGAAAAAGGCATCGAGACGGCTGTAAACAATGCCACAGCATCATCAAACTCAGCCAATTCTATGAGTGCGCTTGCTCAACAGTTCAGAGCAGAAAAACCAACGACAGGTTTGTTCGGTAACGCACAGAACATGTTCGCAAAACTTACTGGAAGCGATACGACATTGCGTGATTTGCGCATCCGCCAAAATGCCCTTGTTAACAGTCAGGTTCTTAAATTCCTACCTCCCGGCCCAGCAACGGATAAAGACGTTGAGATCGTTCGACAGGGTGCGCCAACTGACATGGATAACCCTGAGACGGTCGCAAGATGGCTTGATGCAATGGCAAACCTTGAGCGACGAAACGCGCAGTTTAATGAGTTTAAAGCCGAGTGGATGAGCGCGAATGGCAACCCTGGACAATCGCGTAATGGCGGTCAGATATTGGGGTTGGATGTTAAAAAAGGTGAATCATTGGGGAGTGCCGTTAAGCGGTATATGTCAATGAATACTGACGCAGCGCCAGCACAAGATTCGACGCCTTCAGGAGAACCACGGAATCAGGTTGGATCATATACCTCAAAATCAGGCATTCAATTTACGGTGGAATGATGAAAGTAACTGCAAACGGTAAGACATTTACCTTCCCTGATGGTACGAGCACGGAAGATATTGGCACCGCCATTGATGAGTATTTTGCTGGTCAGGCTGTTCAGCAAAAAACAGTTAATCAGGACAATAATGCACCAACACGGGAAGAACCATCATTGATGCAACAAGCTGGCGATTGGCTCACTGGTGGTCAAAGTGCAGGGCAAATTGCAGAACAGGCTGGTCGTGGTCTGGTAAACATACCATTTGACGTATTGCAGGGTGGCGCAAGTCTGATTAATGCAATCAGTCAGGGGCTTGGTGGGCCAAAAGTATTGGATGATGTCTATCGTCCAGTAGACAGACCGACAGACCCCTACGCTCAAGCTGGAGAAACAATTGGCGGGTATTTAGTTCCAGGAGTTGGAACGGCAGGAAGCATGGCTATTGGATCACTGGCAGAGGCCGCAAATCAGAAAGGTGATTTCGCACAAAATGCAGCTAAAAATGCCGGAGTTAACCTTGCCGCTCAGGGTGTTCTTTCCGCAGCAGCAAAGGGAATAGGGCGTGGAATAACGGCTATAAAAGGTGATATTGCGCCAGAAGTGGCGAAGAAAATTGCCACATCAGAATCGATGGGCGTGACACCAATGACATCTGATGTTATCCCGCCGAAAAATGCTTTCACTCGCGGACTTACTCAGGATGCTGAGGGTGCTTTGCTCGGGACAGGCTCAAAGCGAGCGGAGCAATATGCAACGCGTAGTAAGCTGGTAAGCAATTATTTTGACCGTTTTGGTGAGTACAACCCTGATGATGTGGTGAAATCTCTGACCACCACGTTAAGGGGACGGAAGGATGCCGCTGGCGCTGTTATCAATGACGTCACCAATAAAATGGGTAATGCCGCAGTTGATACCACA